TAGGTTAGAGTTGTCAAATAGTTTCTCGAACTTAGCATGAGCAAACGCAGGCTCCACCTTATAGATCTCGCCATCTAGTTGCGCTGAGTGTTGGTACTCTACACCACCCCATTCTACGTCAGATAGCTCCTGTAGGTGTTGATTAGCCAGTATGGTTTTTGTATCAGCATACTTAAAGAAGATCTCTTTAAATGGTATTGCTGTGTTTACCTGTGACTTGGTAATATCTATATACTTAGTGATCTCCTGATCCCTAGATCTAGCATAGTAGGTGTCTAGTGGTTCTACTTGGATAGTGTCGTCATCCTGAACATAGGCCACTAGGTTAAACATCTTAAATAAGCTAGATAAGAAGTCTATGATCTTCATCTCAGGCAGGTTCTCTGCTATATTAAACTTGAAGCTCGACTCATAGGTATTGTCTGTGGCTGTTTCTGTTTCTACAGTGCTTGTTCCTTGTTTGTACTGCCAAGTAAGTGACGTAAAGACAATTGGCTCGTCATAGGTTCTGATATATGCAGAATACTGATCGCCTGCTGAAAAAGCGCCTGTGCTAAACGTAGGGGCAATAGTTCCTGTAACCTTCTCATATACCTGAACAATAGTACCATTCTTCTTGATGATCAAGTCATACTCGCCCCTAGAAGTAGAGGTTACATTACCCAAGAACACCAATGTGTCATTAGCCCCTGCATTGCTAACAGGAACTGCATCACCATCTACGTCTATATTAAAGTATGTCTGAAAATTAGTCTGTGTAAAAGTCACTTTTTGCTCATTACCTGCCTCAATGGTTACCTGACCTGTCTTTCTGTGACACCACATATAGATCTTATGAATATCTTTAGTGGCATCATGGAAAAAGCTACTAGTATCAAAGTTGATCGCAGAGTACTTAGACTCAATAGCGTCTATAATCTTGTCTAGCCTAACAGCGTACTTTAACTGTCTGTGCTTTACCCCTTGTACCTTAGTTCCCCAATATAGGTTACCTGACTGCTCAGACTCTACCCCTGAATCATAGTATAGCCTTTGACTATGGGTAATTAGTGGTAAGGAGATCCCTACCTGTGTGCTACCCTGCGCATCTACAGCATTTAGTGTTTGTAGGTTGCTTAGTATCTTGGTTGAGCTATATTCAAAGTCTATATCTAGTGCTGTTAGCGAAGGTAACTTATCCTCGCCTAAAATGTCCTTTAGTTCAATCACACTACCAAAGAAAGTAACCTTATAAGCATAAGGCTTGTTACTTCTCATGTCCACACCATCTAGGCGCATCTTACCCTTCTGAAAGGGTAGGTAGTTGAGTTCTATAATAGCATCCTTCCTAGTCCTAGCATCAAACCCATTGTCGATGTCAAAATTGTAGTAGTGCTGAAATATTCTGTTATTAGTCTTAGACGCAGGGACAGAAAATTGCTTACTAAAGGTAGTAAACACCTTAGAGATATCCCTAACATTCTTTATGCTTTGGGTTACCTCTACACTCTCGTCCTTGAACATCTCAAGACGCTCATTCTCTATGTATAGCTGTATTGCCTGCATTAGCGTACATTCTGTATAATATCGTGAGCAAACTCAAAGTCTAGTGTATAACTGACCATCTTATCATTGACAGAGGTTCTAATTACTAGGCTCTTGCTGTTTACCGTAACTGGTGTAACATCACTACCTACAGTCATCCAAACCCTCTCTGATAATATGAGCTGCTTAATTGGTTCGTTAATATCCTCAGAAACATAACCAGTAGTTAAATTCATAGATTGTCTACCCTGTACATCGAAGTCCTTGTATTGGTGTTCTGAGATGCTGTAGCTTTGATTCGTATGATCAAGTATGTTGGCCTTATAGTTATCCTTACTAACAGACATTGACTCTGTAGACTTACCCATAAAATACAAGTCTTGTAACGCACCAAACTTATTAACAAATGTTATCTTATAAGTGTCGTACATAGAACAGTCCATATACTTAACATCAAAAGAATCGTATGCTGAGTCAGTAGAATAATAAACCCTAACCTCATCTACTGTTTCTGATGTAAAAGGATAAGCAATCTGTGCGCTACTTTGTCCGCTAGATGAAATAGTATCTGATTCCAACAAAGAACCTCCACTGTAATACTTTACCGAACTAACCGCATTGGTAGACGCACTGGTATATACAGGTATTCTAACCTTCTCTGATGGCGGAACCCATATGGTAGTATTGCTAATTAGGGCTCTAGTGCTTAAGGATGGGTTAGCCCCTTCATTATAATATCCATAACCATCAAACGCAGGAATAGCTGCGTCAGAGTTAATCTTAACCCAAGCAGCAGCACAAGGATACGAAGTCCCTACTATTGGAAACGTCTGATCTATATAATCCCTAACTAGCTCGCTTATCTCAAATACTGCCTGCCCATCAACAGCGTCTTTAGTTAGTGTATAGGTGTTGGTACTTGGGGTGGATATAATATCCCCTGTCCATATCTTTAGGTTTAATGTCTTAGATCCTGAGCCTGACATCTCATAGTATCTAGGACTCCTTACGTTTGCTTTTATGTTAGTTGCCATCTATTATTCTTTAAATATAAATTCGAAGAAGTCATCTACGTCTAAGCCGAATGCTTCTACCAGTTCCCTGTCTAAGTTTTTAAAGTGTTTTTCGTATGCCTTTCTAAAGAATTTAGTAGGCTTAATACCATAAGCCAATATACCTGCCCCTAGACCCATAAGGCCCCACTTCCTGTCATCCTCAAGAAATGTAAATCCAACCCTTCTTGCCCAACGATCTAAGTTTTCTCTCATTGCTTTTGATGGCATAGTAGCCTGAAACTTAAAAGGAGTACCACTTACCTGATTGTACATAGGACTGCTTCCCTTAATACCCTGATCAATACCCTCACCATATTGACCTAAGTCAAACTTAAGGCTCATAGAGTTAGGCATCACCCTAGCAGCAAAACTAATCTTCTCCTCTAGGTTACCCATAACGGTTATAGGCCTATTATTATTTCCACTACTTTGAAGGTTCTTCTTGGCATCAGCAACTACGCTGTCGCCAAAGCTATTAAGCACCCTCTTCATCTTTACAGGATCAAATGCCATTAGCAGATAGAGATATTATTAGGTACATCTATTTGAACAGTAAGTGACCACCCTGCAAGCTCATTCTCATACTTATCCTTAAATGGGTTACATACAGGATCCCCTACTAGTTGAAACTTGTTGCGATATAGGTCGCCCCTCCTTAACTCACTAACTAGCTCGTTTGCTATCTGTAGCTGAGTATTGTAAACGTCTACTAGGTTGGTGGCATCCTGCCTGTCACCCTTATCATTCTCATTATAATCCTTCGTGTAATCTACTATATCCATAAATAAGAACTCTAGCGTCACCCTAATGGTATTGCTAGTAATCTCACTCTGCCCAAGTGTAAAGTGGACTAGTGGGTAGATCTCTGTCTTGTTAAGCGCCACCTCCAAGATATCACCAAAGGTGACATAGTTGACTATTGGGTTTTCCCTAAGAAAACTTTTGATGTTGCTTATAATGTCGTATATGTTCGTCATTTTCTATATGCTTCTTTTATTCTCTTTGCTTCTAGTTCGTTCTTATCTTTCTCAAACGCTAACCACATTAAACATTTATGGATTCCTGTTGTGGTGACCTCATCAAACTTAAGGAGATCTCCTCCAGCGATTGCATATATTGATTGATACCAACCCCACTTTTTTCCAAAAGATTCTTCTCTACTAGCGTACGCTCTTCCTGTGTCAATCGTTCCACCGAAGAGTTCAGGATATGTTTCGACAATTTTATCCCTAAACGATAAAAAAAAAGCAGCGCCCCTAGTGACACATTAAGTGGAGCATGCTTCATAAGCTCCTCGTACTTCTCATAGGTGGAATAAGGCTCAATATCATATAAATCCTTCCTTCTCTTAATTATTGGTCTATATAGCACGGCCATAGCCTTGTGCATATTGTCCCAGTCAGTAACCAAGCTGTCTAGATCTATATACTCCCCTGAGGTCATGTTGTCTAGGTTGGGTATCATACCAAACTCTATCTCCACACCATCACTACCTACCATACTAAATTTCTTTACTAGTGGGGTAGACTCATTAAGCACCTCCATAATCTTAGTAACAGCAAACTCATACAGCGCAGCAGGCATCCTCCTGATCTGCTCATAGGTAACGTCACAGAATATTTCAAGTAGTTTAATCTGTAGAAACTTGTTAGCCTCCTCGTCTTCCTTGTCAATATCCTTAGACACCTTCAAGAACTTCTGATACTGCTCTAATCTAATATCCTCTATGTTAGAGGGAACATTAAGTACGAATTTATCTTCCATCATATAGATAACCTTTATGTTTGTTTTTGTACCACTATAAATATTTCTTATACTAATATAGTCTAAAACTATGAACACTTTTAGGGTGGTTTAGTTATATATATGTATAAGATATTTTTTATTATCTTTGTCAAAGCAGCAGAGGATCTGCCTAAACCTCCAAACTTCTATAGAGATATAGTTGGTTCAGATAAAGTAAGTCTACTCAGATACTGCGTTGGTACTCTTTAGGAACCTTTGTAGCGCCCACCAACATACAGGCTGACTAGCACACAATTTTATTTTTATTTAAGGTTCATAGGGGGCGCAATCTATTCATACGTCAGATGTTATTTATGTTATGCCCCAAGCAACAACACCAGTGATGCGATCTGAGATTTAGTGTTGAATTCATTAAATTGAGTAACGGTTCCAGACGATTCCTCATATTACGTCTAAAAGTAACTGAGCTGAAAAAAAAGGCTTGGATAAATTTAAAAAAGTTTGTTACATCTCAAAAATATACTCTCTCACTCTCTCAACAAGTTACAAAAAAGTTGCCCCCCTGAGGGGGCGTTACTTTTACAGTTTGTCAAAGATCCCTTTTGCTATGGTTGCCTCGATTTGTTCCCTTTCAAATTCTGATTTGTCGATCTTAGCATATAACTTCTCACGCCATGCTGCCACCTCGAACGCGTCCGCGTCCCATGCGCCCCACGTTTTGACTGTTTTGCCATTCACCTGAACATGTATTAAGATACATGCGCCATCAGACGAGATTTTGTCAGAGAATTTAACCATGTACACCTGACCGCTAAACTCAGTTTTTGAATGCGCTTTGTCAAAGTTGATCTTTGATAGCTTTGCTAAAAATTCCTTTGTTGTTTCCATTTGTTAAATGTTTAATTATTTTACTTTGTAAATATCGCAATTAGTTTTTTAATATGCAAACTTTTATGCAATTATTTTTTTAAAATATTTTCTATCAAATTTAAAGCGCGATCCTCTAAATGTAGGTGAGTATATTAATAGTCCCTGATCCTCGATTTCAGTTCCAATACATTCTTGATCTAGATCTTTACTAAGGTTCTTGATCGCGTCTGTAATTTGTTTAAAGGCTAAAGCGCTTTGACCATGTAGCACCAGTGTAGGTTCTACTTCATCATTGTAGCTACTAACTACTTTAGCCCATGTTACTTTAGGGCTGAGCCTAGTTTGGAACATGTTTACAATTTCCTTTTCTGTTTTAGGGTTATTATTTAACCCAATGTTTAAAACTACTTTTTTCATGATCTTATTTTTTAGTTATTCAATTTCAGCGTAATATTCGAACGCCGCCCAAAATTCATAAATGTTATAAAGTATATTTTCTTGATATTTTTCAGGAATTATTTTTTCTAGATTAGACTCTGACAAATCTAACTTTTCGCCGTTTTTATATCGCTTTGCGAAATTTTTAGCGTAATAAAATGACATCTCGTTTAGTGGATTTTTGTACATGGCTTTTAATGTTTTAATGTTTCTACTCTACAAACATATGGCACAAATTCGACACTACCAAATTTATTTGCTAATTTATATTGATTCTAAATAAGAAAAAAAAGTGTTAAAAAATTTGGATATCTCATTTTCTTTTTGTATCTTAACGCGCATGCACCTGAGCGCGCCTACATGTGCGCATAAGCGCGCGCGCACCCCCCTATATTAAAGAGCCCCCCTGATTAAAGAGAGCCCCTATATTAAAAAGAAACTCTTAAGCCTCTCTTACTACATTCCAAACTATAGCTTGAAATTCATAACCTTTGAGCCCAAATTCTTTTGCTACCTGTTTAGTTGCTTTCACAATTTGGCCATATCTTAAATCTGTCAAGTTAGGTAGTATCATCTTATCAAAACAAGCGCGCATGTGCCAAACGTCAACCGTTACAAAGTCCGCATGTAGGTATGCTATATTTTGCACAAATGAATAAGTTTTAGGTGATCCATGCACGATCCTAGTTTTAAGGCGTGCAATATCGAAAGCTTTTTCCTTGTTATTGTGAAAGGTACAAACTTTGACTGACTCTATAGGTTCATTGTTTCGTACTGCTGAAAGAACTGCCTCAGCATCTTTTTTGTTTCTTTCCCATTTGTTTCTAGGGCTTAATGCGCTCAATACCTCAGCCACAATATAGGTAGGATACCCATATTTTACAGCCATAGTCTCGCACCATATATTGGCCTGTAGATACCATGCCTCGCCTCTCTCCTTTTGATCTTGATCTGCTATGTTATAAAAATAGCGTAAATTGTCCTTAATCTTGTTGATCTTGTAGTTGCTTAATCCTTTTACTTTAGTTGCCATCTTGATTTGTTTAATTGTTCACTACAAACATACGGCACGAAATCTAAACCACCAAATATTTTTCTATCATTTTTTCTTATAGCACCATCAAAGTTTTCTATTATATTTTCTGAGTGCGAAAATTGAGTTTTGATCTGTAGGAATTGACCCACCCCCTATATTAAAAAAGAAAGCCCCTCTTATTTAAAAGAGAGGCCATCTAAAACAACCAAACAAAATAAACTAAACTATTAATTCCTTCTCTAATTCTGCACGCTTGAGTCTTGCATTGGCCAAAGATCTTAAGAGCATTGCTTGCTCATCTTCTGTTAGATCTCCTCTTCTCACTCGCTCTGAGTAAGTCTTAACCTCTGTAGTGTAAAGGTTATACATCCTCCTTTTTTCTATCTGATCTATAAACTCCTCTGCCCAATCTGAAGCCCCAACATTCCAGCGAAAATTTACATCTGTCTTCGAGGCATCACGCTTGCACCTCCAATCATAGATCGTAAAGATAGACCCCTTGTATTCAATAGCCCACTCATAATTGATAGGGCAATTAACCCAAGTAAAGGTAGGCTCTCCTAGTATATCGACTAGGGTAAAGAAGCTACAATTAATGTAGCCCCTGCGACTTGGTGTATAGACGCTATCTAACGCCTCATCTTTAGTTAATGTCCTCATGATAAAAGAATAATTAGAAATCCTAGTATATAATAGGCGCTAACTAAGCTAATAGCTGCTGCTGCAATTGTTGCCATGAAAGAGGCAAATTCTTTGTTATTCATTGTCTTGATTTTTTAGTTCATATTTCCAAAGTATGTAGCTATTGGCTACTATGTCGTATATCCTGTTAAACTCATCCTGTTGATCTTCAGTGTATCTTAAGCACCCATCCTCTTCTATAGATGGCTCTACCCCTAAAATATCCTCTGTAGTTTCACAGACAAACTCTAGCTCTACGCTTGTAAGGTGTTCTAAGTTCTTATCATTGCTCATCGTAGATAAATTTAAGTTCTTGTATAATATCAGGTCTATAGCTTGAGTGAAAGAAAGCCTGCACCTGCTCATCAAAAGAGAATAGTTTGTTTTCCTTTCTATACTCCTCAAACCAATCATAGATTTGGTGTAACTGAAACCACAGCTTCCAACCACAAACTTTATAAGCCCCTTGAAAGTGTTTAATTAATTCAATCGAAAAAGCGAATTTCTCCTCATTAATTGTTAATTCATTCATGATCTTGTTTTTTTAAAGTTATCTAAACATTCCTTTGTTCTTCTGTTGAAGTCTTCACTTGGTGTATTGTCTACTTCAACAAAGTCTGTATGCTCTTTACATTCTGAGCATAGGTCTGTGTCCCATAGCCTTGATGCTCCACAGCAAATTGATTCTTCCATCTTGTTTATTGTTTTAATGTTTGTGTAAAAGTAAATAGTTTTTCTGACTTATGCAAATTTATTTTTCGCATGGTTCGAAAACTTCACCTGTTAATAGGTCTTCACAACTTGAGAATTCACCTCTCTCATATTGTTTTACTTCCCTTAGGGTACAGAGGACATGAGTTTCTGACTCAGTGCCCCCATTCAACCCATAGTTTGTTAGCCTGTATCTTGCTATTCCTTGCATAACTCTTTATTTACTTTATCTGCTAATGCCTTGAAGTCTAGCCTATCGAACACTTGAGATAATACATCCTCAAGTACCCATCTAGGGACAAGATCGCTTTTGTGTTTGGTGTCTTTTATTACATGCCAAATCTCCACATCTACCATAGTTAATACATCCTCAGCGTCTAAAGGCAGTATAGACTCGCCTGTGTCGTTTTGAACGTCTGCCTCTACCTTTCTATAGAAGTCAACAACAGTTTCGCTAATAATTTCTTGTAGTTTCATGTTTACTTGTTTTAATGTTATAGTACAAACATACGACAGGTTTTCGAAACCACCAAATCTGAAGCGTTAAATTTTTGTTAAAAAAATCTGAGGTCAGCAAGCGCTGAGGCTGAGGTTGGTTGAAGATTTTACCCCCCCTATGAAAAAGGGAGCCCCTATGTAAAAGGCCCCCCTATGCAAAAGAGAATTATCTGATAACGTACCTACCTAAACTCTTCCCCCTTATTAAATATTCCAGTGCGTAACGCATGGCATCTAATGTGTGATTGTAGGAATCAATTGGCGTTGCGTTCTTGGTCTTCCAAATGTAGTTATTAAGTTCCTTGATGATCGTAGTAGAACCCTTGTCTACAATGATCTCAAAGTCTTGCATCAAGGCAATACCTGATAAGATACTACCCTTCTTCTTGATAGCCCCCCTAATATTAAGATCCATATTCTTTAACTCTGTAATAAGACGAGGCTCACTACTATCACAGATCACTAGGTCTAGGCCACAGAACTGTCTGTTCTTCTGAGCTATCTGAGTGGTGGTCATGTTGGTTTGAGCATAGCATTCCCTTACCCACATCTTCTTATCTTCATTGTCTACTGATACATGCACCAATGTTGTGGGGTCTGTGGAGAAACCAAAATCCTGCCCAAAGACTGTTAGCTCTGTCTGCTGATAATCTCCTACCTTCCAGTTCTTGTAGATAGTCCCCTCTGCTGAAGAGAGCCATCCCCCTAGAATTTGGTGCATGTATTTGTCAGGCCTAAACTTCTTCATCTTGCCGATCTGCTCCAAGAAAGATTCTGAAAGGTTATCCTTGTTATCCATGTATGTGGTGTGGATATAGGTGCAGTTACCATCTATACCATTCCATCCTTCAGGAACCCCCTGATTCTGAAACCATCTCTTATAGATCCAATGCTCCTTAGTAGTAGGGTTTAAGATAAGTATACACCTATTCTGTTCTGTCTGTGTTCTAACAGAGAAGTCTATCTTATCAAAGGTCTCCTCATCCACAAGCTCCTCTGCCTCATCCAGTACAAAGGTGGTTACCTTTGCTAAAGACTTTAGTGCTGCTGTCTGATTACCTGAGGATGTCCTGATCCCCTTAAAGATAATAGAACTCTTAGTCTCTAGGTTAATGATCTCATCCTTTGTGATCCTGAACAGGTGAGCTAATCCCATCAGGTCTATCTTCTCAATAAACTCAGGGATAATAGATGTCTGTGCTGACACCATTGTATAACGAGTAAAGAGGACTTTGTGTCCTCTCTCGCATATTAGGTTAAGTAAAAAGATAGCCACAGAGAATGACTTCCCTGAACCCCTACCTCCAGTGACAACGTAATACCTTGAGGGTGAGGTGAATAGTGGTATGTACTTGTCGTGTATGTTAACCTTGCTCATCCTCTTCCTCCTCTTCGAAGTCTATATCCTCTGCCTCAATCTCCATAGGCTCATCAGGTTCTGCTGTGTTATTACCGTAGAAGTTAATCACTGGCGCTGTGATCTTAGTGCCACCTGTAGATCTCTCTACATCCTCAGGCTTACCAAAGCCATACTCTAACAACAACTTCATGTGACCTAAGCTACCCTCCTTCGCAAACTTAGCCAATGACTTCATTGCCTCCTGCTCTGAGCCAAAGACATCCTTCATTGCGTTAATAGAGTACTTAGTTACTGCTGCCTTCTTAGCGTTGTTTACCCTAGCAGGTTTACTAGTAACAGGCCCATTTAGCTGAACCTTTGGAGGTAGTCGCTTGTTGTGCTTTCTACCATCGTTGTCCTTTATCTCGTTACTCTTCTTTCTTCTTGCCATAATTCATTTTGTATATCTGTCTATATGCTTCAAGTACAGCATCTTGGACATTGTCCTTATCATATATATAACCTGATTCTCTGATTCTGTCCCCTTGATGAATAGAGACCTGATACCTGTTGGTCTGTTTCCAATCACCATTAGGCTCCTGTATAGCCTCAGGATCTATGTTAACCCTTATGTGGTGTTCCAAGCACCAAGACATTTCCTTTATAGGGTTCTCTGTCTTAGGACTCCCCAATTGAAAAGGACTCTTCTTTATCTTAGACATACTGAGTCTTAGGCATCATCTTACACAATAGCTCTAGCTTTTGGTATACCTGCTCCATCTGATCATCATCTAGACCATAGGTCATCTTAGCAAACCTATCATCAACAAAGGTGGTTGACTTTCTTAGAATAGACAACTCTCTTCTATACTTATCAATCAAAAGATTCTGTGTCTTCTTCAGCATATCCATCTCATTCTCATGAACCTCCTTGACCTTTAAGATCTCTAGCTTTAGTAGCCTGTTAGTTTCAAACATCTCTACCTCAGACTCTGTACCATCAATAACACAGTCGGTAACCTCCTCCACGATCTGCTTCTTTAATTTGTAGTAAAGGATCCTGTACTCATTACGCTGCATGATCTTTGGGAACCTGTACTTAGTAGAATGTATTACCGTAGAATGGTGCTTACCGATAGTCTGACCGATCTTCTCTAAGCTATAAATCCAACCATAGTCAGCCAAGTCTTTAGATATCTGAAAGTAAATACATCTAGCATTTACATAGTCATTGTTGTTGTTCTTAGCTGATAGATTAATTCCTACTTCCTTCTCAACTATCTCTCTTACTCTGTCCAATTTGTTTTTCATAAATCTCCTTTAATATATCCTCAAAAATTAACTTACTTATTTCTTTATGCTTCTCAAAGCTAAACGTCAACATACCATCCTCATCCTCATTCATGCCAATCTCAACAGCAGCATCCTGAAACCTGCTATCATGCACATCCTCTATCTTCTCTATTGCTGACTTAATTCCTGAGCAGATGAGGTACTCCTCTTTTTCTTCAAATTCTTGGAGGAGTCTATCGAATACCTCAAGGTCGTTATATATGAGATAGGCTGAGAGTGTGGCTGTGTAGAAGTGTAACTGGATGTTTCCGATTTCTTTTCCATCGTTATAAAGTTCCTCTAACAACATAGTTTCTTAGGTTTTTACGAGCCTCCTCGTTTAAGAAATTTCTTTTATATATATCAATCCCATTCTCTACCAAGAACCAACCTATATCTAAGAATTCCTGACTACAATCAAAAATACCAATCGTCTTTGTTTCCTTATGTATCACCAAGAAGGTGAACTGCGTTGCCCCAAAGATATGGCAATACAATGCTGCCTGCAAGTTATACATAAAGTTGTTTGCAGAGGACTTAAATGACCTTTCACTAACAGGAATGCTGGTAGTCTTAAGGTCAATGATATGCCCTGAGTTTAGATCTATGGCATCAGCCTTTGCCCTGAAGGCAAGGCCATCAATCTCCTCAATAGCAGGAACCTCTCGCTCAGTCCCATGCAAAAGAAAGTCTGCCTCATCGTTTCTCCTTACAGCCTCTGCGATCCAGTAAGCGTTATCCATCTCTGACTGAGTATATACCATGTGATCACCATGAAAAGCAGTGGCCTCCTTGAATTCCTTCTTTGCCTTAGTACCCTCTGTGATAATCAGGTCATTAATCTTCTCAGGCTCTAGCAGGCACATGTGTATCAGCCTACCATCTCGTAACGCTTGGTTAGAGTTATCATTCTTTCTGAGTGATAGCTCATAGGTTAGTGGCCCTTCATTAAGTTTCTTGAGAGAGGAGCTACTTAAGGCATGCTTGCCTAAGTGTCCATAGTAAAAGGAATCATCGTACATCTTTTGCAAGATCTCGTACCTATTCCAACTCTCTCCATTCAGTAGTGTTATCATAATTGTAAAATTCTTTCTGCATTTCTTTAACCTTCTCTAAGGCTTTTAGCCTTTCTATGTTTGCCCTGTTCAGGGTTTCATCATACACATAACGCTCCATGCGTAGATCATTAATGTAATAGACAATGTTCATAATGTTGCTGACCATCTTCTCTGTCTTACTACTAGGCCTTTTGATGTGTGCCTCCTTCACCATAGACACAATGTCTAATAATGATGCATCACACAGCATGTCCTTTTCATTCTTTACTAGTTTGCTAAGTATCATATTCTTGATTTAATAAATAAACTACAGCAAAGGAAAGTAATAATGTTGTAAAATCCAAACGAGTTACAGTATTTAACATTTGAATACACAAGAAAATAATGATCATAAGTATGTAATGTGCTGGCTTCATTTGGATACTATTTGATCTTGCTGTTCCTTCTCTAGTTCTAATTGTAGATTAGCTAATGCTCGCCATGCTACCTTAGCTGAGTGACGAACCCCATCATCGTCTATACTACCTGCATCTATCAGGTGACGAGCTAAAGCATCTAAGTGATCGTTTGACTTATTCCTATCCCAATGAAGTGGCTTGTCCTCATGGTGCTGTTGGTTTCCCATCCATGAACAACGAGCCACCTCCATGATAGCATCAGGGAAATACCTTAGTACCCCTGTGAAAACTGGCTTCTGCTTTCTAGGGAATGGCATTGTCAATCTGTTGGATTAGGTGTCTAAGTTCATACTTCTCGAATCTGCCTGAGATCTTTTCCTTATAGGTTTTAATCTCGACATCATACCAATCCTTGTCCTTGACCTCGTCTTTACTAGTAGGCTTAATCTTAACGGTAAACTGCATAATTAATTGTTTAAATGTTCTTTACAAATATAATAAAAAAATGTTAATAATACTATAAGCATTTAATTATTTTATGTTTTAAGTGCTTGATGTCTGAGTATCTGACCTTTACTATTATGTCACTCCTATCCTTTCTAGTATACATCTTCATGTATGGCTTGTTATCATTAGCCTTCTCTGTGACATTATCCTCTACAAACTCTAAAAGCTCAGGTGTTTTAAATATCTTAAACACATTTAGTTCAGGGAAATGAAATGCTATATAATCAGCAGCTCCCTTCAGCCATCCATGATCACCATTAGTATTCTGTAGCTCTAACCAAATAGCGTTTAACTTTCTGTTACCTTTAACATCGAATCCAAAGCCATCAACGATAAAATCAATGTGCATCTTTCTATCTATATCTATAGATGTCTTCTCTACATCTAGACCCATAGACTCCATGACCTTGACAAAAAGATCCTCAGCCTCTAGGCCCATCCTAAAACTTCTAGCCTGAACGTATGGGTTCACCTTATTCCTACCCATTATACTTCTCGTAATATTGTTTAAGGTTTCTAACCACATTAGCAACACACGAGCTACACTTAGTTAACTTTTGTCTAGCCTTAAATACCCTGTTGTATATTTCTACAAGGCGCTTCTGCTCTGTCATAGAGATAGTAGACCTTCTAGCAGAAAAGAACTCAGTCAGATAGTTGTACTCATCCTCCCTAAGGCAAAGTGGGTTGTTATACCTAAACAACTTATTCAAGGCCTTCTTACGATCCTCACAGCCACAGTCCTCACCTGCTATAAACTTGACCGCCTTCTCAATCCCAGTTGCTCTAGTAACCTTCTGAACGCTATCTCCCAAGCCCTCTGATGCTTCCTGCCTTTTCTTTTTCCACTCTCGATATTCCTTTGTTCTCTTATCGAGATTCTGATAATAGGTTTCATCTTTCATATTGATTATATTAGGTTGTAATCTCCATTCTTAAAGTCCTCCCAGTCTTCCTTAAATTTATCCCTGAGGATCCTCTTATTATGTTTCATTGAGTTAAATATACTTGTCAGGCTAATACCTGTACCCTTAGCAATCTCTCTTAGGCTGTAATCGCTTTTAAGGTACTTCTCAGACAATAGCTTGTCATACCTATGCCAAGTATTCATCTCTGCCTGAATCTTCGTTACAAGCCTTCCAAATGCCGTATTCTCATCGTATGCTGTTTCATCATCCCACTCAGCATATTCCTCCTCCCAAGTTTCAAAGAATTGGTATCTAGACTCAGAAACTATGTAGGTCTTAAACATGTTCTTAAGCGTGACGTATACAAAGAACCTGTTAACCTCCTCATCATTATACATGATCCTAGACTCATCCTTGATATACTTATGCATCCTCAGGTAAAAGGACTGAACAATATCCTCAGCAGTATCCTTGTTGCACCCAAAACTGATAACCATCCTGATCCATACATCGTGGTTATTGGCCAGTAGTTCTAACATTCTATTTCTAATATTATTTGGTTAGTGTCGCTGTAGTATTTCTTCATATCATTGATTGATACTACGTTCTGATCCATCTCCCACACAACGCCCTCTAGAGCGTCAAACAGAGCCTTATTAAGATTATCATGCAGGTCAGGTTTGGTAACCTTGTAGATAGTGTTAGTACTTTTCCTCTTGTACTTAGGGAACGATTTGGGGTACTCGAATACATAGTGTAGTTTATTTATGTGAATAGGTGTGCCTGCCTTTATAGCAGAAAAGCCCATAGGGAGTTGTTCCCCTACGAGCCTTCTTAGTTCATTCTTATAGTCGACAATCTTCTTGGGCTGATATGCTCTACCTGCCCTAGTCATCCTTACCGACTGATGTGGTATAGGTTTAATCGCTATTGATAATTGTATCTTCATTCTTTAAATTGTCTATCCAGTTCAGATCCTCGTAAGCCATCTGTGGATACCCATACTTATTAACATAGAAGCTAAACGTATCAAACGATCTGTTCCTGCTTCTTTTGCACAGAACCTTAATAATATTATTGTCCGCACTATCTCTCTCTAGCTGTATCTGCGTTTCTGCCTTCTTCTCCATCGCACTACCTAAATGCCCTGTAGGCTTCTCACTACCATGATTGGTATGTATCACTGTCATGATATGTACATTGTATATCTGTGACCACTTCATGATCTTCTGCACTAAAGCATTAGCCTCCTCAATATTGTTTACATCTGCAAGCAAGTCAGCAATACCATCTATGATCACAAGACCTGCATCCTCATTATCCTCTATAGCTACCTGAATAACCTTTAGCCTCTCTTTGTGGTCTAGTGGCCTAAGGCCGTATGTCTTATAACAAGCATTATCTGTTTTTGTCATCTCAAGCACCCTCTTAAAGGTCTTCTGTGCATGAAACTTTCCTTGCTCTGTGTCAAAGTGTAGTAAGCATCTATCATCTCTGTGACCCTTAATCTTACCACTAAACCTCTCGCAGTCACCACCTAGATATGCTGCTGAAAACAAACTCATAAGGAATGTCTTAAGCGTCTTAGGTGGCCCCTGTATGAAAGAAAAGTTACCATAGGTTCCTATTGGTGTGTCGTAGGTTACTGATCCTTCAGAGGTGTTATATGTATGTGTTCCGTAGCTCAATGCTATTGGTGGATGTTCTAAGTTTTTAGTTGGGTCTATGTAGCAATCTTGCAACAAGACCTCTGCCTTTAATCTATCGTCTTCTTGTTCTTGTGTAAGCATTCCTTGTTTTCTTGTTTAAAGTGTTGGGGGCTTTCGCCCCCTTCACTAATTGTACGCAGTCATTAAAATGGAAAGTCCATGTTCTCAGCAGGTGCAGGAGCAGGCGCTTGCTGTGCCTGATTACCTACTAGCTGTACGGCAGAGATGCTACCATCTGTGGTGATCACCTTACCGTTTCCAAGCCAATGTGTTGGTGCGCCTGAATCACGCTCCTCTTTTGTCTTGTCAGTAGCAATCTTTACATTGTTACCATAGGCATCTGCCTGATCATTTACGAAAGCTACTACATTGTAATAGGTTCCTTTTTTTCCTTGAATAACCTTGCTCTTGTCGATTTTGCTTAGGTCAATACTAAATGAAATTGTTGCACTCATAATTTACTTGATTTAAATTTACTTTTTTGATTTAACATATTTTGACGCTTCAGACTGTAAAGAAGATAACTTCAAAGATTTTCTGTCCTCTTCACTAATAATATATCGCCCTGATATTTGATCTATTGCCTTATCAAAGTCTTTCTGATTCTTTAACCAAGACACTAACTTAGGCCACTGATCATGTGACTTGTTTAATACCTCAGTCTTTTTATCATGCTTGTTGGTAGCATCTGCATCCTTAGTATCATCAATAAGGAATAGACCATTAAGGGCATACTTTCTAGCATAAGAAGAGGCAGAGCCTGATGCTTGTGACCAGTCCATACCTTTTTTGCTAAAGTCTATACCTGCCTGTGATTGCACCTCAATAGATAGTTCAGGATAGTCAGAGCAAAAGATCTTAGCCTTTGCGCTACATATAGGGAATCCTGCCACCTCAACAGTATCATCACTAAGGATTAGGTTTACCCCATACTTTAATAATAACGGCTTTGAAGCCTCCAAGATACCCTCTAGGTTCCTGTAGTTGTACTTCCCAAAAGAGTTGTACATGTTCTTTGGTGCTTTAAGTTCTGTCTGAATCTTAAGCAACCTTTCTTGTAGTGTAAGTGTTTCCATAACGCAAATATAATAAAATTTTTAACAACTTATTAATAATTATTTTTTATTCTGTTTTTTATTAGAGATTTAAACTCAGGATCATTTAAAAATTCCTTATTAGCAGCCTTCCTAACAATATTGTTTCTAACATGTAGTGATATGTCAGGGCTACCTACCTGAACAACTAGCTCTCTTAGGTACTCAATAACCTCTTGTAGATACTCTACCTTGTTGTCATAGATGTCCCTACGAAGTTGTATATGGTTCCAAAACTTGTTTATCTCTGTCTTCTGAATAGGGTCGTTGACTAGGGTAAGCATGTCGCTGTAGTACCTTCTCTCTATAGCCGTAAGGTTCTCGTCAGTCAGCCTAGACTGGTAAAGGTTACGAAGGTGTCTATTGTTCTCATAGATCCTTGCCTTCTTTAAAGCCTCTTGTTGTTTTTGCTCTAGAAGCTCCTGTTCTGTTAATGGTTCATTTTCTGTGTTCATTGTAAATAGATTTAATAATTAATAACACTACAAATATATAAGGTGTTATTTGATTATGCAAATGTTTTTACAATTTTAACATTTTATTAACATAGAAAAAGAAAGGGGGCTATTGCCCCCAATCTAACATTAAACAAGAAAATGAAAACTCAAACCCACAAGTAAATAGATGGAGGCTTAAGGTCGTCTGTGTCAAAGTATACCTGATCTCTATCTATGGCAAACCTCTGAACACCTTGCTCCATTAAGGAGCGTATTAGTTTTAATCTTTTCTTTGGCCCAACGCATCTTATCCTGATCGCCCTGCCTATTCTGTGTGAGTCACTGCTCACTAGTCCCATCTTGTCCGCTACTGCTTTAGATGTATATCCAAGTAAAACATTGGGTATGTATCTATGGTATTGTGCTGCCCTATCTAATGCCACCACTGGCTCCCTCTCCATGAACATATAACCACTACCCTTCACATCAGGTGAGTCAAACATAGACCACCTAAGCACCTTTAGTCCTTCTCTATCTAGCTCTTCTTCTTTGGTCATAACTAAAAGTATTGGGGAGGCCTGTCTGCACGAGAATCCAATTCGTTTAAATTAATCCTCCCCTCTACTCTGAAAGGTTGTTATGCAAATATAATAAAAAAAGATTTATGCTAAAAAGTAAACTTTAACATTTAGTTGATATAATATGTCATTTTTTTTTCGTAACTTCGCCTTACAGTAATGATACTGCAAATAAAAAGAGCCTCAATAAAGAGGCTCTGTTACTTTTCGTGTGAGGGGAATAATATTATTCAGATTCTTTTGAATCTTCTTTCTTCTTTGGTCGTTTATCCCAACGAGATTTTTTACCCCTAATGTCATAGTGAGTAAAGTCAACGTACCTTCCTAAACCGCCCTGCTTCATCATCTTATTTTCTATAAGAAAATCAATAGCGTCTGCGACCTCGTCAGGTGATACTCCCTCAATAACAATATCTGCTGCCTTACCAAGCAAGTGTTGGCTTTTCTCTGCACCACCAACCTTAGCGTTCCACTTAGGTGATCTGTATCCACTATTAATAGTGATAGGTTTTTGGAAATGCTCTCTAAGAACCTCTAATTGTTCAGCAAGAACCTGTAGGTTTTGCTTTACTTCGTATGGAAAGTGTGCGTTATCTGCTGACCTAAACTCTCCTTTGTTAAAATGTTCAGTCATAATTACTTGTCTTTATTATCCTTCATTGACGTTCCAAAGTAGTACCCATAGATGCTAAGGGCAACGCCCTCAATAATACCGATCATGTGGTAAAAAAGCTCCTTGTTAGCCTCAGGAATTTCTAGGGATATAATTGCATATATAATAACAGCGAAAGCCCCTAGTCCTACTAACCCTGTTATATTAAACATCCAGTCTACGTTACCTGACTTTTTTACTTCAACCTCTCTTTGTCTTGCAGATTCTCTATCTTCTACCTCTGCCTTATACAGCTCTACAAGCTCGTTATGAAGCCTAGCCTTCTCCTCAGGGCCTATTGATGTATCATCATCAATAAGTATCTTAATAGCCTCTAATGGGCCTCCTGTGAGTGCAGCTCCTGCAAGTTCAGGTAGCTTCTTGGTTAGAAACTTACCTACTGCTGTGTCCTTAAATTTCTTTTTATCGCTCATGTATGATCTCGTTTAGTCTTGCTATGTCTTTTCTGATGCGTTCTCTCTCTAACTTAAAGTCTATCACCTCATTCTCTAACACTCTAATATCAGGGAATATGTAAGTGTTTTGATTATAACGAAGGCTTTTCAGTTCATCCTCGTTATCAGCTATTCTGTTCTCTAATCCAAAATATAAATAAACGGCAGTACCAACTCCAACAACTATCTGAATAAGCCACTTGATGTTAATGGATAAGCTACTGTCATCATTTAGCTTTGGACTTGTCATCTACTTTTTAATCGGTCATTCTCTTTCTCAAGGAACTCTACCTTAACCCTCAATGCATTTACTTCAGCAGTAAGTGCTAATACCTGCTCACGCAGTTGGTCTTTCTCTTCACCATTTTGTGATAGTAAAGCCTCTAGGTTTCTCACCCTATGTTTTAGGTCATCCCTGTATTGCACGCTGTCTGAATTTTTTTGTTCTTCTCTTCTATCTTGCGACTTGGTTTTTAGCCTTGCTTCAAGATACTTCCATATAGCACCTGAACCTAATACACCAATAACAGTCAAAATGATTTGTACTACACTACCATCCATCTTTTGCTATTTTTTCGTTAAACACTCGGATTGTATTCCATACGGCAAAGACACCAATAATAATCCAACCTAACCTACTGCCTGACATAAGCCCTGCAACAGATAGGTTGATAATAGTCATAATAGCTATAAGTGTAGCGATTTGTACTGCAAGCAAACGCATTCTTAATTGACCGCACCATAGTACAGCCCATAGTTGGAATGCTCCTGCTGCTAGTGAGCCTAGTATAAAAAGTAGTGAAGGATTATCAAATTCTACTAGCAAAGACGCTGGTAGTGCAATGATATGGCAGAAAGCGATAAGCACCTCGTTCGGTTCTGAATCGCTGTACCAAAATATTTCCTTTAGTTTGTCAAGTCCTCGTTTCATAGCTATATATAGATAACTAAAAAGGATGAAACTGTTGTATATTAAAAGAGGGGCTTACTGCCCCTCCTACTAATCCATCCACTTGCCGTGTTTTCTCAAGTGCCAAAACCTGTGACTAATAACCATTATGATTATTCTCCAAAAGGTATCAGCCTCGTAAACACCTGCTTTAGTGATTAGCTTCATTACTCTGCCTCTTCAGCGATGATTTCGTAGGAACCATCTTCCAAGTTGACATTGATTTTACCATACTCATCCTCTAATTGGACTTTCAGTTTGTCTTGCTCTTCTTGGATTTGAGCAAATGCGTGAAGCAATGAATGCTTCTGTGTTTCTAGAAGACCTAAATCGTGCTTGATAGCATTCTTCTTGCCTTCTTGTTCTTGTAGCTGTTTAAGCTGTTCTTCTGTGATTTTAGACATAATAAACTAGTTTTGAAACTAATATACGAAAATTATTCCACAACTTCTTCTTCTGTCTGATTGTCAGCAGTAGGTAGTTGCTTGGTTACTATTGTTGGGTTTATCATTTCGTCTAGTTTCTTATCTAGGATATTTTGCAAACCTTCAATATCAAGTCTTGATTCAAGCCAAGAAGCAACGATATCTTGATTTAGTTGGTCAAAAGCAACGAAGTTTTCTGCGTCAGGAACATCCATTGTTTCAACCCCAATCATAGTTGTTGAATTAGTACCATCGGAAACTTCATATCCCCAATGTACTTGCTGAATTACATCCGAAAGTCCATCGTAATCAACAAAGCAATCGGTTGCGTAAATGTGAAATTTGTAAGTGTTTGCCATTATTTTAAAGTTTAAATTCTATTGTTATTGAATGCGAAGTTAGTGAAGAAGAACTTGTCGCCATATATAAATAAATCTGCGAACCGCTAATAGTCTGCGAAGTAACTGAACCGTTTGACGTAGAATAAGAAACGTTGCTAAACGGATAAGTTAAACTGCCAACTGTTGGCGCATAAAAATTAACTTCAATATACGCAGGATTAAATGCCGATATACTTCTATAAATTGTTATTTTGTTTGTACCATCGTCGTTAGTTACAAAAGATGAAGGCGTTACGTTATCAATATCCTGCCAAACGGAAGGCGCACGGCTTGTAAAAGAACCTGAAGCCAAATAGGTTGAACCAGTATTGTATGCGTAACCATCTTCTTTATAAAAGCAGTTGATTTGATACGTCTGCGTTCCCTCGTTACTGTAATTAATCGTTCCGCCTAAATATCCAAGTAGCCAACTTGGCTGAAATTTAGAATATCCATAAAAGTCAGAAACAAGGTGTGGTGTAGAAAAACCTGCTTCAAAAGACATATCATTTAACGAAGCATAATCACCTGCCGCAGTAGGTGTCAAACCGTTTTGTTCAACGTAAATATCTTCAAGGCTTAATTGACCGCTAGTTGGTAATGCCATCTAATCTTGCTTTTAGTTCGTCAATTTGTTTCTGTTGGTCTTTAATTGCTTCAATAAGAAGCGGAACTAGTTTTTCGTACTGAACACCTTTATAACCGCTATCACGAGTAGTAACTGCTTCAGGTAGCACTTCTTCTATTTCTTGTGCAATAACCCCTACATCGTGACCTTCGTAAGTTTCTTGGCTATGGTTCCAATCAAATTCATAACCACCTATTGATTGTATCTTTTCAAGTGCGTTAGGTATGTTCTTAATATTGTCTTTTAGTCGCTTATCAGAAGATCTATAAGCAATAATATCACCTGCTGCTTTAAAGTCACCATTGGTCATAAATTCAAAGCATGAAGTAAAACCACTTCCATCATACCAATAATATTCAAGTTTGTAATTATCTGTACTTAATCTTTTTGATATATGCCAAAAATTACTTGTACCACCTAAATTTAGGTTAGCATAACCATCTCCGCTATGTATTACACCAATGGTTGCTTGACCGCTAGAAGCAACGTTTACTATTCCATAATCTCCAAGACCGCTTGAACCGTTGTTGCCGTTTTTACTAACCTGAAATTTAGCACTAGGCGAAGTCGTTCCTATTCCTACGTTACCATCACACCTAACATACATAACATTACCAACACCGCTATTTAGCGACATTAAATAGTAAGAAGAACTAGTTTGAGAATTAGAAAGGTTCATTCCATAATAGAAGTCTGTGCCGTAAATCTGTGCATTACCTCCGCCTGCACCAACAAGCCTTAATGAATGCCCTGAAGAATAAGAAGAACGTATTTCTCCTGCAACATCTAATTTAGCATTAGGCGAAGTCGTACCGATTCCTACTAAGCCAGCGTCAGTAATAACCATCTTATAACTAGAATTAGTACGATTGTACCAACCCATAAGACCGCCCTGTGCACCCATTGACCATAAGTTAGAAACACCTGTTGATTGAAAATCAAACCAATGACCACTTCCCCCAGTACCTTCCATAAAGATACCTTCGTTGTCAGAAGATTTTATATGAAGTTTTTTACTAGGCGAAGCCGTTCCAATTCCTACGTTGCCACTAGAATTTAGAATCATTTTGGTAGTATAAGTACCACCGTTTTTATGTGCGAAGTGTATTGATTCGGTATGGTCGCAAGCAATAGTTAAACTATCTAAATCAGATAAATCTTCTCCAATGTAACTATATCCGCCTAACTTTATAGTTCCGTTTACTTCCAACTTTTCAGAAGGCGAAGTCGTTCCGATTCCTACGTTTCCGCCGTTAGTTATTGTAAATAAATCAGCAGTATCTGTATTGTTTGTAAAGCGTAATGAATTAGCATTAGCACCTAATTTAATATAAGCGTTTGGCGCACCTGATGAATATCTACCTATTTCAAGTTTAGCATTATTATCATCAAGTATTGAAATTCCTCCTGCAACAGAAAGTTTACCATAAGTTCCAGTAGGCGAAGTCGTGCCGATTCCTACGTTCCCTCCATTAAAATAAGTGGTTCCATTTCCTGCGATATTTACTGAATAAGTAGAACCGCTATAAATCTGAAGATTTACATTGTCAGCAGTATAACTACCACCAAAAGAACCTTCGTTTCTGTATATTCTTAAATCAGCACCAGATTTGTAGAATTGCATTGCGCTATTTCCACCTGAAGTATTACCAAGAAAGAAAGAACCGTTATTTACCCCTGAATCACCAACAACGTGAAGTTTCATATAGGGGCTTTCTTGACCAACACCCAGTTTTCCGTATGGAACAATAATATTAGGTTCTGTATTAGAATCTGAATAAAGCGAAAACTTATTAAGCTGACTGTTCCAAATACCAGCAGCCCTATTTTCACCTGCAACAGGATAGTATTTTAGTTTAGTATGATAATCTGTTGAAGGTGAGCCTGACCAAGAAATTTCCATTCCCCAGTTATCATCTTCTTCTGTTGATGAATTAAAAGCATAAACACCTCCATTGTAAGGGCTATCACCAAGTGATAATTTTCCGCTAGGCGATAAACGCATTTTGGTATTTAAATCTTCAGCGTGATTTCTAACTTGAAATTTTAAGCCTGAACCATATTCATCACTTGTGCCATTTTCTTTAAACATTTTAATTATGGCACCTTCAGTATAATCCCCTGCGCTTGTATATTTATATCCAACCACCAACTGACCACCAACACCCTCTGCCATTGCAGTTGTATCGTAATGCGCTAATCCAGTTCTTACGTTATCACCTGCGCCGATTGCTGAATAAACTTTTAACCAACCAGTTTTTTCATCGTTTGTATCAGCGCGTAAAAATTGGTTTGCTTGTAATCCATCAACTGTATCAGCATCTAATCCTGAACCTGCGCCATCGTTTCCTGCGTGCCAAATTTCATTGTTTGCAATAGTAGTTGTACCGCCTTTTTCTTCAAAATTAAAGTTTACTGCTGCAAAAGTAATATCACCATAACTTGACGTATTTCTATTATACGAAATAGCGTGTGATACACCTGCCGAAACACCTATTTCAAATGCTAAATCACCTTGTGAACCTGTTTCTGTATTATACCAACCAGTTGCACGAATCTGCGAAAGGGATTGAATGTTTCCATTTACAATAGTATTATCAGTATTTATAGTAGATACAACTGCGTTGTCTACATAAAAGCGATAATTGTCATCGCTATTAAACATCATCGTGTTACTTTCAATGCCTATTCCGTAGTTTCTAGTTACCGTTCCAGTATCGTATAATAAAATCTGAAAGTCTGAAGCGTTACTAAACCCACCAGTACTAGCATTATTTGCTATTGTAATTCTGCCAGTCGTTACACTTCCATCTGCACCAATAGTAACTACATCTGTACCGCCATTTTTAAATTCATAGATTGAATCGCTACCAGTAACTGTACCATTAGAATTTATATTGAACTGCAATACTTCACCTACTAACGTACCACCTGCACGAATATATCCAATGTATGAAGCCGTACCATTGCCATCAGCGTCAAAGCTCCAAATAAGACCCCTTGCACCAGTATCTGTTGCATCAATTCCAAAAATAACATCTGCCGAACCAATATTTAAGCTAGCATCAGACAAATCAACTGTACCATTAAAGGTTACACCGCCGCCATCAATCGTCATTTCAGTTACTCCATTATACTGAAATTCAATACCTCCAGTACCAGAATAAATCTTTATTCCGTTATCTTGAAACGTATCGTAGATATGCCAAGTGCCATCTGCAATTTCGTCAATCAATAAGTTGTTAGTAATTCCTGTGATAGTAAGACTATCATCAATAGTCAATGAACCAGTCATTGTATCACCATCTACATTAACGAACCTGTTATCAGATTCTGTTTCTGTATAGTAACGGTCATCGTGGTTATGGTTTACACTTGTAGTAATTGTAATATCACCGCTACCATCAAAGTCAGCGTTACCAGTTACCGCACCATCAACAGCAATGTTTCTTGCTGTAGTTAATGTATCTGCACTACCTGCGCTACTTGCTGTAGTTGCTGTAGAAGCGTTACCTATTAAATCTGCCTCAACATCTTTATTGAACCTAAATCTATCACTAGCACTAACGTATGTTAAAGTAGCACTAGCACCATCAATGGTAATTCCTGCACCATCGGCAGCAGAAGCATTTGCAGCACCACTAGCAATAACTATGTTCTTATCATCAACAGTAAGCGTAGTAGAATTGATTGTAGTTGTAGTACCATCTACTTGTAAGTTACCTGCAATAACAAGTGTACCTGTATCGTCACCGTGAGTAGCAGGGTCAATAACAAAAGTAGAAGGCCCACGCAGATACCCTGAAAGGGTAATATTTACTAAAGATAAACTTCCTGAAAGCGTTTGTGTTCCTGTATCAGACAAAGAAAGATAGTCTGAATCATCAATACCAATAGTGATTGTAGAATTACCTGTTTGGTTAGCAGTAAATGTACCGCTACCACTTAAAGAACCACTAGTACCAATAGTCAGCGTACCATTTCCTATGGTATTACCTGTATCTTCAATATCAGTCTGAAGTTGCAGGATAGCCTCTCTAACAGGGTCAAACTTATTATTATTGGGTATTTTAGAAACGTCAACCGCCATTATTTATTCTTTTTATTGTTAGATACAACAATAGACGAGTCTTCCAACTCGCCTATCTTTTTGAGGAATGCAAATAGTTTTCTTACGTTTTCCTCTTTTGGTTTGTATTTACCTCTCTTATCCAAGATAGATTCCACCGAAGTTAACATCCCTATCAGGGTTCATATCTTCGTTAGCTGTACTAGTGTATTCAGGATATAGTGTGCTGTTGTGATCCATATAATCCATGAATCTGCGAGTGTAAAATTCAGCAGTTTCTAATGCTCTAGCTGCTAACATATTCAGCTCATCCATAGAAACATTATCGCTGTTCTCTGAACGATGCTTATAGACGCCTCCATTGCCTACTGAGAAGGCTGCAAATGGAAGATAATCAGCTTGGGTGAACCATATTAGCATTGGCTTGATATAAGTGTCTACAAGCGTCTTATAATCGCTATTTCCTGCATCGTCTAGTTCGCCATCTACGATTAATTGTTGTAGCTTCTTATATAGCTTACCACCTAGATAGTTTTGTATGTGTGTGTCTTGAGCGACCTCAACAAACTGCACGATCTTATCAGGGTCTACATTACCACTAATGATTGACTTCTTCTTAATGTCCGCTATGCTTACAAATAGTGCCTTGTTTGCCATAATTACTTAGTTGTTGGGTAAGCACCTTTGTTTGGCATGTCTTTTGGTGCAACAGCAACCTCGCTTGGGTTGTTTGGCGCTGTGTAACCATCAGCTAATGCTTCATCTTCGCTTACTTGTGTTTTCTTTTTATATACTCTTTTCTCCCAGTAGTGGTGACAGTTTTTACCACCCTTGAACTTGAACAGAGAGTAGTTTCTACCTTGATGTCCTAGTTCTTTATTTACCCCCCTGAAAGACATTTGGTTGATGTCCTCTAGCCTGTATACTACATCCTTCTCTGTCAAGGCCTCCATCTGCTGACAGAATTGTCTGCTATCAGGTGACTTTCTCATAGGCATATATGCGTAACGAACCTTGTAACCCTTGTTGTCCTGCTTGCTTGCATCTGCTAGATCTACTCTCTCTGTAGACACCAGTTCCCAATCATCAGAGATTACCTCTCCTAGATCCTCCAACTGCTCAAACAGATCACTCATTTCTTCATCTGACAGATCTTGCATTTCTTCAGGCACTTGGCTTGACAGTTTCTCTCCTGTTTCTTCTTCTCGTTTAACTTTGGTTGAGATGTTGTCAAGTTCTGTAAATTCAATTGGCTGTAGTGTTACGAAGTATAGGTTAAGGTAAATATCATTAAACGCAAGGATCTCCTCAAGGCCCTCAGTAAGTTGCTGTTGAAATGGTCTGATCACCATGTTATCCATAATAATAGACGCAGTTCTTAACTCCTCAGCATTGTTACCAAATCCTGTGTTGTCCTTGATACCAAGTAAAATAGGTGACACAATTCTGTGTCCTAACATTATCTTCTCTCTCGACTCATCAGCAAGGAACTGATATTGAGCATGCGCATCAGGTAGATGAATTGGATCAATAGTCGCTTGCTCCTCACTTGACTCGTTGAACGTAAGTATGAATTTGCCTGCATTCGAGCTTCCACTAAATTTATCATATATCTTTCTCTCTATAAGTTCCTGAGTTTCCTCGTTAGGTATACCATTATTAAAGTTTACCAATAACGAAGGCTGTAAGCCATTCTGTATATTGTTGATGTGGTAGTTTGCAACCTCTTCCTCAAGTTCAGCGTACTGAAGACACCCATTATAATCAACAGGAGCATAGTAGTAAAATCCTGACTTATAAGGCTTGAATATATAAAGTTCAACAGCCTCACCTTTAGAGCCGTTACCAAATGTAGGAATTCTTTTAGGTTTGTCACTAGGTTTTAGTTCTGACCATTTTGGATGATAGTAATATGCCTCACACTTACCGTTCTTAGCCTTCTCAGCTCTCAATGTTTCCATTGGGAAATGACGTACCTGAACGATCTTAGTCTTAGCCTTATTGTAAACAACCTGTACAGCGCCCTGTCCTAATAACTTATAGTCATTGACTAGCTTGCGCATGCAAGAAGGCTTAAGAAGCAGCTTCATCTTAGCATACATCTCAGGCTTTTCCTTGCTATCTAGTGCATCTAAACCTCTACCATAGATCATCTCTGTGATACCATTGATACAACAAGCATTAGTTGGGCTGCCTAGATACTTCTCTATTAAAGACTCGAAATAATCTTGTCCATCATCACCTGCTAGGTAAAGCACCCAATCTTTTCTGTCATCCTCAATCACCTCAGGTGACTGGTAACCACTTAAGTTAACCACCTTAACACTATTCTTATAGGTCTTGGTTTGTTGTGGCATGTTTACTAATCTTACTCTGTTCTTAGCCATATTACAATACTATATACTCGTCATTACCATCGTTACGTTCTGTGTATCGCTCAGGGAATGAGAATATCTCTTTTTTATTTGTTTTGCTTGTTATGTAGATCAGATCTCTATAGAAAACATTTGTAGACGTTGCCATCTCAAACGCATATATTTGATCCTCCTTGAATGTTATGGTTGGTGTCATGCTGACCTCAATGTAGTTTCCATTAGAAGAAACCTCCCATGTAAAAGTAACATTACTTTCTGATTTACTTGTACCGTTTTCTGTAAGAGTTATTGAACATAGGTCAAGATCAGCAGCCTCAAACGATGAGGGAATAATGCTAAATGTTTGCTCTGTTTGTATAGGTCTTAATCGTATCACAATAGGATAACTAACTACCTATGTTTTTGTTTTTTATTGAGCAAAAAAAAGAGGCCTTACAGGGCCTCTCTTTTTTTCAGTGATACTATTCTTAAGAGTTAGTACCAGCAGTAATAGTAGCAGTAGTGTCAGTAATTGAATCCTGACCGTTGTCACCTTGAGCAAGGAAGTTAGCAGGTTTACGCTCCATACCAGTTAAGGTAAGAGTATATCCTGATAAATCTCCCATAGCACCACCAGTTACAATAGTACCTCCAGTAACATCCATACCGTGCTCTAATCCAGCAACAAATACGTTGCCATTGTAGTCCTCTACTAAAACATGAGGGCGACCAAAGGCTAATAGCTTTAACTCTTTGTGATCTTCCTTAGTAAGTTTGTGTAGGGTAAGTTCTAATACTTGCTCGAAAGCAGTAGTTCCGTTTTCTCTGTTAGCTTGAATATTCTGTGTAAAAGATGATGTTCCTTTAACTTCGTATTCGTAAACAGAAGGAGCACTACCAAATGTAGTAATTACATCTGTGTCAGTAGCATCGTAGGTGATAGCACCTAGATCACCAAAGTCAGCAAAATATACTGCTCTGATACCACCAACTACATCTTTGCAGGGCTCTTTTCTTCCTAATGATAATGTGCAGGCCATAGTTAAGTTTTTATTATTAAAAAAGGGCAGGCAGGCTCTTGGCTCACCTACCCTTCTTCGTTATTAATTAATTTATTATGCTAGTGTTAATAACACTAAGTCAGATCCGATACCGTACTGTACACCAGCAGTAAAGCGCATGATTACTCGTACATTTTGTGAACCATCAAGGTCAGCCATATCAATAACTTTAACCTCGTTGTGGTCAGATAATAGACCAGTACCGAAGTAAAGGTTAGAAGCCTCACCAGCGATGATGTGGTCAGAAGGCATTCCTGGAGCATGTTGGATTTTAACACCATCAAAAGATAAAGCGTTTCCGTTGCTGTACCATTGTGACCCTTGAGAGTTAACCCCTGCTGCACCTAATCCTGAAGCACCAAATCCACCTAATGAACGGATGTATGCTTTGTAAGCGATAGTTGGAACATAGATAGTTAAGTCCTCACGACCATAAACAGTTGAAGGAACTGAATCTAAAGTGTTCTCAAGCAGAGAAACGATGTTAGAAGCTGTGAAAGAAGTTTCAGAACCGTTAGCAGCGTCATTAACGTCAGCGTCAGCAGCCATAAGAACTGAGAATCCATCAAACTCACCAGCAGTAGCGTTTACACCACCCCAAATGTTTTGCTCTGTTTTCTCTGCAACTTTACCTGCTACATGAGCGATAAGGAAGTCAGCAAACTTTGGAGGAAGTTGATCGAATGCACCAACACCCATTTGAATAGCCTCCCAATCAGATCTAAAGTCTTTTTTACATAGCTCAACATTTACTTGGAACTCCTCAGGCTGAAGAATACGCTCAGTTAATGTTACGCTTCCTGTATCGGTGAAGTCACAAGTTGCGTTAGCGATTAATCCTGAAGTATCAACTTTCTTGATAACTTCTTTGTACTTTACGTTTGGTTTGATACCAATCGCAGATTCGTTCAGGGTCTTACCTGAAAGAAGTGCAGCAGAAATATACTGTCCAGCAAATTCCCCTGCGTAGGTTGTAGTAATACTAGTAGTAGTAGCCATTTTTATTTGTTATTTTACTTATTAAACATTTTTTCGTAAACCACGCTCATTGTGTTGCGAGGTTTGTTTTGCTTGAAGAAACTCATCTTTGGAGATTCATCTGCTTCAGGCGAGTGTGTTAAAGGCTCAGCAGCAGGCTCGTCAGCAGACAAGTCAACTTGCTCAGGCTCTTGAGCAGATAATTCTTCGGCAGGAACCTCTGTTTCCATTTCCTCAGAACCCATCTTCTCTATAATGGCCTCATACATGGCCTTCATTTCTGCAACAGCAGACTCTAGCTCTTCTTTAGTGGCATATTTCATCTCCTCAGGAGCCTCCTCTACAGGAGCTTCTTCAGGTGACTCTTCACCATCTACGGCTAGTTCTTCAGCGTCTTTAACTTCCAAATCCTCAGCAGCCATTTCTACTTGCTCCTCTACAGGCTCAACTTGTGGCTCTTCAGTAGAAAGTAAGACTGATCGTAGTTTTTCTACAATTTCACTTGCTTTCATAAATACTTAATTTATATTAGGTTAACTATTGATTACTTATTCTGTTGTATTTTCAACTATGGGTTAGCTGCCTGACATTCAGCGCAACTTGCATAAGCAACAGACACACTCTCTGTGTGTAAGCCTTCAGATTGCTTTTCCTCTGTTACTGTATAGCATTCATTGTGTCCATTCTCAAGCGTAAAGAAGTATATTTTACCAATCTCTAGTGGATTGTCATGAACATGAATATGATGCGTATGTTGGTCGTCACAACTTTCAATTATATATCCATACCAAACACCACTACCAAGATCAGCCTCACCATAGATATTTCCTATGCCTTGATTGATCATATTCCCCTTACAGCACTTACGACTATACTTTCCGTTTTTACACAAACAAGCCCTTCTGTTTTCTCTAGGGCTTGTTCTGCTTGGGTTGTATCTACTTCTAAATCTCATCTAATCCTTTAAGTTTAGACTCAACCCAGTTCTTCATTGACTTACCGCCCCACAGTAGATACGAGATAGTACCGCACGAATTTGGCTTTTTGGGATCGTAATACGCTTCTGCACGACTTAAATAGCTGTAGATTCTTTTTAATGTTGGCAACGTAAATTTCTCCTTCCTTGAAATTTGCTGTGCCCTTACTTTCCCCACCTGTGTTGCGCATTTATTGTTAAGCTCTTTATTGCGTTCAATACCTAGTTTTGCGTTGCTTACAGCGCTATCAGGATAGCCACCATAAGACTCTAACTCTACCTGTTCTTCTAGTGCTGCTACAGCCTCTAAAAGAGCATATTCCGCTTGTAGTTCCTCAAAGCAATCGGAGCAAAGTTCTTCCTCCACATCTTCTTTAGGTCTATCAGCGTTATCAGTAAAGTAACCTTCAATACTAAAACCTTTAACCTTACCTGTCTTAACAAATTCATTCCAAATTTCTTCATTATTAACCTTAACTGAAACCATCCATGTGCCTTTTGGCATATTTAGGTTGTAAAATGCAGATTTATCTTTCTTTTCATCCTCTACGATCCAAGATTCGACCACAGACATGCCTTTTAGGGCATATTCATGCTCTAATGTCGAATTATTCTGATTGCCTCGTGATAAAAAGAGCTGAGATGCCTTCCTTACAGTGTCCTCACTAAAAAAGATCTCATATTCTCCTCCAAGCTCGTTTCTACGATAGATTTTCTTGTTTGGGATCAGCGCAGGGCCCATTAGGATGCGCTTTTCGTTGTCTACCTCTGCTAATTGCACTTTTTGGGCGCTCAGAGCAACAAAATCCTCTTCTATAGCAGGGTTTTCTACTATTGATATGGCTTGGATGCCTGATTCTAGACTTTCTTCGTCTATAAATAACTCAAAAACTTCCATATAAGGATAACTTATTAGTTCTACTTTGTTTTAAATTGATGCACCCTCTACAATCTTACGATCCATCTCCTGTGCAGACGTTACGTCAGAGGATACCACATAAGCCCTTAGTGGCTCATTGTTAGACGCTCCAATAGCCTCAGCTAACTGGTTTTGACCACTAGCACCTACCACATTAAAGTCAGGAACAGCAGGCTTACTAGCAGATTGACCACTACTACCACCAAGATTAACAGGCGCATCTGAAAGTGATGCAATCTCTGCCTGACCTTTTCTCTTAGCAGAAACAATAGACGCTATAACACCACCAATACTTAAAGCAAACGCTGCAATACCCAATGGGCCTAAGTTCGCCATAAAAGAACCAAGCGACATATTAGCACCAGCCATATTTTCTGCTGCTTTAAGGTTTACCCCATTAATAGCAATTTGTGCCTGAACGCCTGAGATCAAACCTGCCTTTAATTGCTCCTGTATAATAGACAACTGAGTAAGCCTAGTTTCCTCAATAAACTTCTGCTTCATAAGCATGCGCTCTCTGAACATAGCCCTCTCTTTCATAGCCATCTCCATAATAGAGAACATCTGCTTAACAGCAAACATATTGTACTCAGCCTTAATTCTATTTCTCTGAATATTGTTCTCTTTTCTTTGCAGGTCTGTTAACTGTTGTTCCTTCTCTTGTTTAGTTAAGTCATCGTTTTGCTTAATCAAATCTCTCTCCTCATTAAGCCTACCTATCTGACGCTCAAACCTATGCTGAGACATGTTGCCTAGCTCATCCATAATAGTACTAAAGCCTGACAAGATCTCACTGATCCTGTTGGTTCTTTCCTGCATAAGCTCAACCTCTTTATCAAAGTATTCGCCAATTGTTTGTAGGTTTTCCTTTAAGGCCTCTTCCCTTATCTTCTTCTCCTTATCAGCCTGCTTCTTAGCTGCTTTTTCAGCCTTCTCTGCTCTTTCATTTGCATCCTCATCAAGTATAGCCTGACGTTGGTTAGCAAAGTCCTGCTCGATCTTCATAATAAGATCCTTGCTTGCCCCAAGAGCCTTAGCCTCTGCAATAGCATCCCTTTCTGCTTGGTTAAGCCTTATGATACCCAACTCATCACCCTGAGCCTCTAGGTTATCTGTATATTCTTGATTTAGCTCTGCTAAACTAGCAAGTCGATCTTTTTCTTTGTCGTGAGACTCTTGTTTAATCTCCTCTTGCGCCTCATAAAGCTCTCTCTCTTTTTCTAGTATACTTAATAGTATTTCTTGATAAGCAGCAGTCTCTGTAGTTCCTGCCTTAACAGCCTCCTTAGCTAAGTCCTCTTTTAACACCCTAAGTTCCTCTGCTAGTCTTTCAGGGCCCTCCTTAAAGTTTTGCAGTATTCTAAGCTCTTCTACATAGGCAGCAAGATCCTTCTTAGCGTCATCTAGGGCGCTAGCCTCAAGGATTTTATTTAGCTCGTTTTGAGCATCAGCAGCAGCAATAGTAGCATCAGACACCTCACCTAAGATTTCCTTAAGCTCGTTGTTTCTATTTATTTTTTGACCTAATGCTTGCATCCTACCAGCATAAACAGCAGGATCCTCTATCTTGTTTATCTCCTCTCTCTCCTTATTAAGCGCCTCCTCAGATATTAACTCTTGCTTTAATTGATCTTTATACTTCTCTGCGATCTTATTCCTCTTATCCTCTGCCTCATTAAGCGCCATTCTTTTATCAAGATAATCCTCAGTAAACAATCTTCTTTGCTCCTCATTAATACCTATCTTATCTAAGGCCTCAGCATACTTATCATCAGCAGCAGCTAACGCACCCATTATCCTAACCCTATTTTCAATTAGATCTTCGCCATTCCTGTATAAGTCATTTAAAGCCTCTAGGGTATTCTTCTCTATTAATAATTGCTCGTTAAAGTCTTCAGTCTTTTCCTTAGCCTTATCCTTCTTCATGTTGTAGGCCACAAGCGCTGAGGTGATAATATTGATGGCAACTACAACCCCTGCTGGGCCGATCATTGTTTGAAGCATAGACTGTAACGCCTGCTTAGTACCACCTGACTTATTACTAAGATCCACAAACTGTTGAGATAGCTGTTGGATGTTGTTAGCCATACCCATAAGTCCAAAAGGAGCATCACCAATAGTACGACCAAATTCCGTTACAGCAGAACCTGCTGCACCTGCTGAAGAGGAGGTTCCTGCCATTGCTTTATTAAGCATGGTAGATTTGGCAGCAGCCTCAGCCTTTCTAGCCGTAAGACTTGCAATCTTCTGCTCAGTTTCTTCAATCTCATGCTGCTCAAGGTTCATGTTTCTGAGCCTTTCCATCTGAACTTGAATCTCCTGCTCATAATGCGCAACAGAACCTTCTTGTACTATCTCATGCTCTTTTCTAGTATCAGTAAGGGCATCTAGCCTATCCTTAAGTTGTTGTAGCTGTTCGTTGGCTATACGGTACTGCTTATTAGATAGGATTCTGTTATCCATCTCAGTCTGCATAGCAGCGATCTGCGCACGAAGACCATTAGCAGAATTCTTAAGCGCCTTCTCTTCTTTGCGTCTAGTATCTGTAATCTTAGCGATCTTAGCGTCTAGCTTATCAATCTGAGCCTGATACTTAGAGTAGGCAGCATTAGTGGTACTTAAAGACTGCTGTAGGTTAATCCAACCCTCACGCTCCCTAGTAAGTGCCTTAAGGCTACCCTTCATAGCGTTCTCAGTAGACTTATATGCCTTATTTATCCTGTTCCTAGTGGCAGTGGCCTTTTCACCAAGCTCATCAAAGCCCATCTTAAGGTCGCCAATCTTAACCTTAGAGTTGCCATAATCTACCTCAATCTTTATGTAGTTCGTTGCCATCTATTTCTTATCTTTTGTTTAATTTGTTTGAACGCTTCCTTGTATGTTGATGGGTACTTCTGCGCACCCCTTGCAAAGTCTATATCAGGATCCCCTGTAGGCAAATCCTGCTGTAGCATGCTAAATATTGATTTAATCATAGTAGTTAATCAGTTCAAATTCAGTTCTACCATCCTTGAGGTTGGTCTTCATTGTGTTTATTCTATACTTCCTACCACCTATAATGATCACATCGTACATCTCAATATCTATAATCTTATTTACAGGAAGCACTGCGGTGACCTTAGTGAGCCTATTTTTACTATCGAATACATTTACTATATAATTCTCATAAAAGCGCTTAAATAGCGTTTCTGAGGCTGTGGTAAGTGTATACTCACTCTTCTCTGCGTTAAAGTGGAGGTTATTAGATGAAGCATTGTCAATTACCTCTGTATTAGATGGCATATTTATTGATAAGCTGCTGCCTATTTGTATCCTGTTATCATTAGCAACGAAACCAATGTCTACGCTAGGTGACTGGTTGTCTATGTATAGTAAAAGAGGCTTGCCTCCATAAGCTTCCTCATTCTCATTCACATAGTATCCTACCTGAACACCTGTGTTGCTACTTAGGTTAGAGTTGTCAAATAGCCTCTCAAACTTAGCATGAGCAAACGCAGGCTCCACCTTATAGATCTCGCCATCTAGTTGCGCTGAGTGTTGGTACTCTACACCACCCCATTCTACGTCAGATAGCTCCTGTAGGTGTTGATTAGCCAGTATG